TATATTGTAACTGATAATATAGGCAATAACATATGGCAACTTATATACTTGTAGATACTGCTAACACTTTCTTTAGAGCTCGACACGTAGTACGTGGCGACATTGATACAAAGGTAGGTATGGCATTACACATTACGCTTAGTGGTGTTAAAAAGGCATGGCAAGACTTCGACGCAGATCATGTTGTTTTCTGCTTAGAAGGACGTAGCTGGCGTAAAGACTACTACGAGCCTTATAAGCGTAACAGACAAGAAACACGAGACGCAATGACTCCGGCACAGCAAGAAGAAGATACTGTGTTTTGGGAAATCTTTGACGAGTTTAAAGACTTTGTTAGTACTAAGACTAACTGTACAGTTATGCGTCATCCGCAACTAGAAGCAGATGACTTAATTGCTGGCTGGGTGCAAGCACATCCTAATGACAATCATGTTATTATCAGTACCGACGGTGACTTTGCACAACTAATTGCTCCTAATGTACGTCAGTACAACGGTATACAAAACGTTACAATTACACACGAAGGTTACTTTGACGACAAAGGTAAGCCTGTAGTAGATAAAAAGACAGGTGAGCCTAAGGCAGCACCTAATCCTGAATATATGTTGTTTGAAAAATGTATGCGAGGTGATACAAGTGACAATGTTTTCTCCGCTTATCCGGGCGTTCGAAAGAAAGGTACAAAGAATAAAGTTGGCTTATTGGAAGCATTTGACGATAAGTCCACGAAAGGTTATAACTGGAATAATCTTATGCTACAGCGTTGGGTTGATCATAATGGTGTTGAGCACCGTGTTTTGGACGACTACAACCGCAATGTAACACTATGTGACTTATCTGCACAGCCAGCAGAAATAAGAGAGATAATTAATAATACAGTTAAAGAAGTAGAACCTAAAGACATTACACAAGTTGGTATGCGTCTTATGAAATTCTGCGCTAAGTGGGATATGCAACGTATTGCAGATCAAGCACAACAATATTCAGTTCCTTTACAAGCGAGGTATATTAAATGACAGTAAATGCAAAAGAAGTATTAAAAGACAAGTTTTGGATTGTTGAATCTCAGGGCGAACGTGTAGGAACTCTAACCGTTAATGAAGAGAAACAATTTATGTTTACTAATACTAAAGGTACAGTATTTTTTAAAAATGCAAAACATCTTAAAAACAACTTAGGCGAAATTGATTGGGTTAAAGATAATAAAACAACAATTAACGATGCAGATAAAGAAGTATATGGCTATCCTACTAGCTGTACACCTTATAATCCGTTGTTTAATGTTCAAGCTAAGTTACCTCTTTTTACAAAAAGTGAAAAGTCTAAGAGCCTGTATTGTGCAGGATATTTTATTATTAAATTCGAAAAAGGTTGGGTTAAATCTTTTTGTCCTAAACTCATCACTGTAGAACGTTACGAAACTCGAGGTCCATTTAAAACAGATTTAGAAATGCGCCAGGAACTAAGTAAAGCAAATGCAAGGTAATTTGTTATTTGTAGGATGTAGTCATACAAACGGTTTTTGGCAAGATCCTACAACAGGCGATAAGCATATATGGGACGATAATAATTATGCACAAATTTATGCTGAATCTTTAGCAGATCAGCAGTGCTATATCTATTCTTCTTCAGGTGCGCCTAATAACAAATATCCGAGATGGATTAAACACGTTCTTAATAACCATTTAGTTTCTGGTATTGTAATTCAATCTACGTACTGGGATAGATGGATAATGGGTAATAATACAGATCTACAGTTTAGACAGCTAGATGTAGACCATTTTACTCGTACATACAAAGAAGACGAAAAATATATTTTATACGACGACTTTAATACTAAAGACTATAAAGCCATAGAGTGGAACGAAAAGGCAAAATGGGAAAGTATTGGTATGTATGATGAAGGTTATCCCGAACTAAACGGTGGATATGACTGGCCAGGCTTTGATACTAACTATATGCACATGAAGTTTCATACTGAAGTAGGTACACATCTTAAACACGAAGAATACTGTAAGGATATTGCTTTAATAGACTTTATGAGTGATGTTCCTGTATATGTATGGCGTATAAACGATCGTGTACAATTTCCTGATAATTTTAAAACTTACTCAAACTTACCTAATACTAAGGTTTTTAGGACACCAGCTAATGTATGGATCCAAGAAAACTTAAATATTAATATCGAAGACATGAAGTTAGACGAAGAACATTATACTACTGAAGTTCATGAGCTAATTGCAAAACATTTTATACCGGAGTTATTAAATGGATCCTATTAATACACAACCTATACAACAATTTATTGCTAGTGTAAAATCTGCAGATGCTAAAAATGCAAGAGAAATTAAATTAGATATACAAACATCTAAACGACTTGCGTTTGCTTTAGGAGAAGTTATGGCTAGATTAAACGGTGATTTAGAAAAACTTCTTCAACAGAAGCAAAATCAAGACGAAACTGTAGTAGTACAGTTAGGCAGCACTACTTCTGATTGGAAGTAAACTACGTAGATAACCTCTAAAAGAGATAAATATATGCGTATATTATTTAAAGGATACGCATTTATGAGCAGACCTAAACCAACGGTGCTTCTTGAAAATATCGATAAGAAGACATACAAAAGCGAACAAGTTTTAAAGTCAGAAGCCATATGGGCTGTATTTTATAGAAGTGAGCCATTTAATCTTAAAAGCTCAAATATTCTTACAAACTACCCCGGACCTAAGTATAAGAAGACAAGTTTTTCAAACCCAGGACATGCACACAATTTAGCAAAAAAACTTAACGACATGTTCAACACAGACGAGTTCGAAGTATATCGTTTAACTTCTGGAACTATAGAGTCTGAAGATTAATTTTAGTTTTATCTATAATATCTATATATTTTTGATAGTCTCTAACTATATCAGGGATGCCTATTTCTGATTTTACAATATCTATTGCATGTTGTTTATTATATATTGTAACCTCTTTCATTTGTTGATTTAGAACGTTTAAATCTTTATTTGACAACTTAGCTAATTGCTCTACAATCATATTGCATCTTTTAATATCATCTTGTTCTTTATCAAACGAATAATCAATAATACTATCGTACAATTTAAACCCCATATATTTTAGATGATTATGTATTCCTGGAAAACCGAAAACTAAAAAAGGCTTTCCAAAAATAAAATTCTTATATGTCTTTTCAGTTATAAAAGGAACATCAGTAAAAGTTTCTGTAACTAGATTAATTAAACTTTGATGCACTTCTAAGGGCAATGTTCTTAACTTAACTTCAGGGTCTTGATTATAATTATCAATTGTAACGTGTTTGTATCTCCAATACTTAGGAACGTAGTCATTAAAATGTTTATTAACATTCTTTGGGTCTTTATCGTTCCAAGAATATATGTTTGTATCTAATAAATTATATTTTTTTAAAGTGTCAAGCATTATTACTCTATGTAAATGCGGTCTAGCATTTAAACAAGTAAAAAGATATTTGATTTCTGTATCTGGTGTGTCAAATTCTTTGTTCATTGCTATCATATGATACAAAAAGAAATTAGGCCAAAGATGTAAGTTTACTTTTGATTTAAAATATGTTTTATACCACTTAGAATCATAGCCGCCCATTACCGCAGTTATCTTTTTCTTTTTTAATTCTTTTGTATTAAATCTAGTTATTTGAGCTTCTTCAGGACTTAGTATTAATATATCAGAATAACACTTACATGCTTCGCTAAGATGCATTTCTTTTTCCCAAACTTTCCAAATATACTGCATACTATACTGCCTTACATAAATATATTATATACGTAGTTAATATTTATTATGAATTGGAAAGAGACATACACTAAAGTTTTTCTAAAACAGTTAGAAAAAAGTACAGACGAAGCAACTGTACAACAGTATATGTATCTCTGGTGGCAAAACACTCGAACAAAGTCATCTGGAGGATTACGTTTAACAGAAGCTGGATACAATGTATTACAAGATATAGGCATAGAAGTCTATGATATACCATATCCGCCAGATATGATAATTACTGCACAAATAATAGTGTTTTTAGATAAGTTTATAAACTGTCCGTACTACTTAAATAATCGAAGTATTGTAGTTACTGATCAACGAAAGGCAGTAGAACTAACACTTTTTAGTGGCGATGTAAGAAAATATGGCTTAATAAAGGCCATGAAAAGACAAGAAAATTCCTAAGTTATTGTTTTAAAACAAGATCTTTCTACTAAAAACGGTTGACATTTGATGCTATTGAACGTATTATATATACATAGTTAGAAAAACAGAGGGAAATATACTATGTCAGAAGTAACTCGTACAGTTAGTCCAAACGCTGCTAAAACAAGCATTAAACTTGCAATGCAGAAAAAACGTCCTATCTTTTTATGGGGACCTCCAGGCATTGGTAAATCTGACATTGTTGAACAGATTACTAACTCTTTCGAAAACTCACATCTTATTGACATTCGACTGTCTTTGTGGGATCCAACAGATATTAAAGGCATGCCTTATTATGCCGCAAACGATAACACAATGAAATGGGCGCCGCCAGTAGAACTTCCAGACGAAGAAATGGCAAAACAATTTAAGCATATCGTTTTGTTCTTAGACGAAATGAACTCAGCATCGCCGGCTGTACAAGCGGCAGCTTATCAACTTATTCTTAATCGTCGAGTTGGTAGTTATAACCTTCCAGACAATGTAATGATTGTTGCGGCAGGTAACCGCGAAGCAGACAAAGGTGTTACTTACCGTATGCCTGCTCCGTTGGCAAACCGCTTTGTTCACTTAGAGTTACGTGTTGACTTTGATGACTGGTTTCAGTGGGCTGCTGATAACCGTATTCATAAAGACGTACTAGGTTACATTACATTTGCTAAGAAAGACTTGTACGACTTTGATCCGAAGTCGCCAAGCCGTTCGTTTGCAACACCTCGTAGTTGGTCGTTTGTATCAGAACTACTTGAAGATGATGTTGATGAAAACACAACAACAGATCTTGTTGCAGGTTCAGTTGGCGAAGGTATTGCTGTTAAGTTTATGGCACATCGTAAAGTTGCAAGTTCTATGCCTAACCCAACAGACATTCTTGAAGGTAAAGTAAAAGAACTTAGAACGCAAGAAATTAGTGCAATGTACTCATTGACTGTATCACTATGCTACGAGCTTAAAGAAGCAGATGAAAAGAAAGATAAGTCATTTGATGACAAAGTCAACAACTTCCTACGCTTTGCAATGGATAACTTTGACACGGAATTAGTTGTTATGGGTGTTAAACTTGCTGTTACACAATACTCACTTCCAATCGATCCCGATGAAGTAGAATGCTTTGATGAGTTTTATTCACGTTACGGTAAGTATATTAAAGCGGCAGCATAATAGGTCTTGACAAATCTATTAAATATTGCTATAATATATGTATAGTTAGGAAAGGGCAAAAGTATGTTAGATTTTATATCAGATTATGTTGTAATGCAAATGAGTACTAAAGACACTCAAACTAAATTAAAGCATTGGCAACCAGACCCAAACATTACACCAGAGCAGTTAGAAGAAATGCGTGTAGATGTTATGGATCGAATCATTACTGCTCGAATCGGTTTACTTTTGCGCCATCCTTTCTTTGGTAATATGGCAACTCGTTTGCGTATTTTAGCCGCAGATGACTGGTTAATGACCGCCGCAGTAGATGGCAGAAATCTTTATTACAATACGCAGTTCTTTAATGCAATGTCAAACAAAGAAATTGAGTTTGTTGTTGCACACGAAATACTACACATGGTATTTGATCACTTAGGACGTCGGGGTGATCGTCATCCAATGTTGTATAACATTGCCGCAGACTACAAAGTTAATAACTTGCTTGTACGAGATCGTATTGGCGAGAAACCTAAGATTGTAGACTGTTTCCAAGACTTCACATATGACTTAGATACTTCTGAAGAAATTTACGATAAACTATTTGAAGACGCTAAAAAACGTGGTGAAGAATTACAAGAACTTCTTGAGCAATTAGAAAACGAAGGCGAAATGCTCGATGAACATCTTGACAACGAAAGTGATCAAGGCGAAGAAGGCGAAGAAGGCGTCGATGCTAACGGCAACAAAATTAGCAAAAAACCTGCAAAATATACAAAAGGTGAGCTAAAACAAATCAAAGACGAAATCAAAGAAGCAATGATTAATGCGGCACAGGCAGCTGGCGCTGGTAATGTGCCTGCAGGCGTTGAACGTTTAATCAAAGAAATTACAGAGCCTAAAATGAATTGGCGTGAAATACTACGTCAGCAAATCCAAAGCACTATCAAAAGCGACTACACATTTATGCGTCCTAGCCGCAAAGGCTGGCACACTGGTGCAGTATTACCAGGTATGAATTTTGATACTACTATCGATGTTGCAATTAGTTTAGATATGAGTGGCTCAATTGGTAACGTTCAAGCACAAGACTTTTTAGGAGAAGTTAAGGGTATTATGGACGAATACAAAGACTATAATATTAAAATTTGGTGCTTTGATACTGAAGTTTATAATGAAGATGACTTTAGTGCTGACGATGGTAGAGAAATTACAGAATATGAGATTGCCGGAGGCGGCGGTACTGACTTTATGGTGAACTGGCAGTACATGAAAGACAACGACATTCAACCTAAGAAATTTATTATGTTTACAGATGGCTATGCTTGGGATAGCTGGGGCGAAGAAGATTACTGTGATACCGTATTTCTTATTCACAGTCATGCTGACAAAAATTTACAAGCACCTTTCGGAACTACTGTACACTACGATGCGGCATGAAGAACAATAAAGTAAATCCTTTAAATCTGTTTGGCTTACGTAGAGTCGATACTCCTATCGAACATTTCGAATATATTACCATGCCTAAGAAATTTAATCTTGAAGATTCTTTATGCAAATGGATAGAGTTTAATCTAAAAGGAAGATTTTATATAAACGATTCTCTCATAATCAGCGAAGACAATCAATTAGAAACATATATAAAAGTAGGATTCGAAAACCCAAAAGAGTGTGTTTATTTCACTTTGGCATGTCCTCACTTGAAATATGTGTAAATATATTAACAGCGCATTTAATTAACTACAGGAGATAATAATGAGCGAAGAAGCAAAAGCACCTGAAACAACTGAAGCACCTGCACCTGAAGCAACCGGTGCTGAGTTAACAGTCCAAGATTTGGCAGCCTTAAAACAAATTATCGACGTTGCAAGTCAACGTGGTGCATTTAAGCCAAATGAAATGACTGTTGTAGGTAATACATATGGAAAACTAGAAGCATTTCTAGGTGAAATCCAAAAACAACAGGCTGCGCAACCGGCGGAGCAACAAGGAGCATAATATGGCTATCAAACATATAGGACGCATTGCGTCTAATAAAAGAAAAGTTATTGTTGCATACAGAGTGGTTCCAAACGAACCCGAAAATGCAATCGTAGTAACTACAGAAAATTTAATGGCAGAAGAACATGACGCTTTAATAAAGTTAGTAGAATCTGATGCTGGACAAAGTGCATACGAATTAGCAGAAGCTATGGCACGTACTCGTCTGCCTGACGGAAGAAACATGTTAGCAGGATTTCATACAACTGGTAAAATGATTAAAGTTCCAACTACCAGTGTAGAAATGACGCCTGACACAAAGACAACTGTTATGCTAGACAAACTAAACGAAATCATTGCAGAGCAAAAAGGTGTAAGTGTTGCTGATTTAGCTATTAAGCCTTCAGGTACTAATGATCAACCAGCAGTAACACCAGAAGCAACTCCAGCACCAGCAGAAAATGTATATCTTGATGATGTACAAACAATAGACGAACAACCATTGTCAGACGAAGAGCTGGCTGCACAATATCGTTCGCAAGCAGATGCACTATTTAAAGAAGCAAAATCATTAAGAGAGCAAGCTGAAGCACTTGTTCCTACTAAGAAGAAAGCCCAGGCAAAGAGTAAAACAGCAGAAAGTGTCTAAAAAATCCGATAAAGGATTACCTTCAGAAGTAGTAGAACATTGGCCAGAAGTACTTGCAGATTTAGATGTGCAAGCAATCCCCTTGGATTATGTAAGTTCTGTTATTGTTGCATTTAATGACGGTAAGGTCTGGGATATCGATCTTAATAAAACTAAAGAAAATAGCCCAGACGAACCGTTAGAAGATATCCTAGAAGACTTATTCAAAGAATACGAAGACTATATTACTAATATAGACTTCCGTCTTGACACACCTCGATTAAAAAAAGATATACAACAGAGAACAAGAAAGTTCCTAAAGAAAAGGAAGTAGCTTTCTGACATCTGGCATAAATACATATAATAAAATGATTCCAGGAGTTAAATAAACATGGCTTTACTAGTAAGACGTGGTCCAGATGCAGATAGATTGATTGTAACACCGTTACAAGGTGAACTGATATACACAACAGATACTAAAAAGTTGTTTGTCGGTGACGGTGCTACAGTTGGAGGTGTACTGGTAGGACCAACAGATGCAGATGCTTTTACAGAAGTTGTCGGTGATACATCTCCACAATTGGGTGGCAACTTAGACCTAAATAACAATAACATTGTCGGCGTAGGTAATATTAATATTGATGGTACTATTACTGCAACAGGTACAATTAACTTAGGTGACGAAGATGCAGATGTAGTCAATGTAGCTGGTGTGATTAACTCCTCACTTAGACCAGCACTAGACGGACAATTCAACTTAGGGTCTACTAACAGAAGATGGAATGCTATATTTGCAGAAGGCGGCGAAATTTCAGGACAATTTACTGCTGATTCTATTTCTACCTCACAAATTGTTAGTACAGACAGTACAATAATTTACGATTCGTTAACTGATACATTAAGTGCAACAATTATTAGTGCTACTGGTTCTATACAAGGTAATCTTGTTGGAGATGTTACAGGCGATGTACAAGGTGATATTGCATCAACAGGAACATCAACATTTACACAACTTGAAGCAGATAGTGCTACGATTTCAGGCGGTACACTAGATGGTGTAGTTATTGGTAGCGATACCAATATCCCAGCTGCTGACATTACTGGTAGAGATATTACTGCAAACGGTGCATTTTACGGAAACACTAACGGAACACACTTTGGTAGAGTAGTAGGCGATGTTTACGGTTCTATACAAGGAACAGTATTCGGAGGTGATTCGTCTATAATTATTGATGATACATCAAGTACTATTGTTGGACGTATTAACAATGAAGAAATAACTACAAGTGTTTTTTCCGGAAGTACAATATTATTACAAGGTGATAACAGAGACGGTGAAAAAGCAGGCATAAGAATAATTACAGACGGCAGTGCTGATGATGCATATGCATTGTTTAATATCGAAGGCTTTAATGATAGTGATGTTGGACAACAGCTAATACTTCAAAGATCAAGAGGAACACAAGGTTCTCCAGCTGCATTACAAGCAGACGACGAAGTAGTTACACTTTCGTGGTTTGGTGCTGACGCAAATGGCGCATCAGCGGGTGTAGCAGCAATGAGTGCCCAGGTAGACGACACTCCATTAGCAGGCGGTATTCCAGGAAGACTTATCTTTGGTGTTGGAGACGGAACAGGTAACGTTGTTCCAGGTATAGTTGTTAATTCAGCACAGCAAACAAATTTCTTTGGCGCAGCAACTTTATTTACATATGCTGATCCAACAGCAAGAGATGCAGCTATTACTGCACCAGCAGCTGGAATGATGATTTATCTTGCTTCAACTAATAAAGCACAGTGTTATGATGGCACTACTTGGCAAGATCTATTTTAACTAATACATCTTTAAATTTTTGAGGTTTAAACCCGGGGTAATGTTTTTTAAGTAAACTTACATCCGGGTTTCTTCTTTTTACACTTCCAGTAAGTCCTTCTTTAATAATCCAAGGTACATTTAACTTGCCTAAAGATTCTGCAATAATATTTGCAGCATCTAATATTTGTATTTCTTCATCAGAACCTACATTAATGACTTCGTTCGAAACATCTTTTAAATTAATTACAGCGTCAACAGCATCTTCGACATAACAAAAACTACGAGTTTCATTTGCACCAATAAGTTCATAATTGTCATTCTTAATCTTTTCTGCAATGTCTGCAACAAAATGTCCACTAAAACTATGTTCACTGTATACGTTAAAGAATCTTACTATAAGATTATCTATAGAGCTATTAGCAAGATAGTTTTCACCTACGAGTTTGCCTAGTCTATAACTCCATCTAGGGTTTTGTATATTGCGTATTGTAACGTCTGTTTCTTCTACTGTAGGATAAGTGTCTGTACCTGCTACAACTTCGCTAGACGAAGCGTATATTAGCTTACAGCTAGTGTTTAACTCTGCAAATTTAAATATAGAAAAGTCTGCACGTATATTATTTTCTATAAGTTTATTAGGTATTTCGTAGAAATACTTTGTACCATTTATGTTTCCCATATGAAAGATGTAATCAAAGTCATTGGCTACGTAAGATACATATGTATTAATATCTTCTTTTATAAATTCATTACACTTAGGTATAGCCGTAGATCTAAACCCATTATCTAGTGCAACAACATAAAAATCTTTTATAAGTTGCTTGCATAGTTCTCTGCCAATTAGTCCGCTGGCGCCTGTTACTAGAACTTTTCTTTCCATCCCTTGTTCAACTCTCTAATGTGCTTAAACCAATTTTGATCTATATTGTGTTTATCTAATGTTTCGATAAGAAAGTCTAAGTCTTTGGGCAAGCATTTGCCGCCGAAACCTCTTGTACCGTCATGTCCTGGTACTTCCATGTATGTTTGATCTTGTTGTATTTTAAAAAACATATCTTTTACGACATTATAATCTGCACCTACGCTTTCAGATAAATCATAAAATACGTTTGCAAATGCAATACGCATTATAGCAAAGTTATTAGCAAACATCTTTACTAGCTCTGCTTCGTTAGTACAACACTCGTGTATTTCTTCTTCCAGTAGCCAGTCTGGTAAAAAGTTCGCAACGTCACAGCCTACAACTAAAGGACGTTTTAAACAATCTGTATCCCAATAGCGTTCACGTAAAAATTCTGGAATATAGATAATAGGTCCTACTTCTACTTGTATTTTATCACATGCACCCAAAGGCAATGTACTGCGTATAACAATTTGCACATCGGGATTGTGTTCTTGTAGGTCTTTAATCTCGTCAATAATAATATTAATATCTTTATCTGTAATTGTAGGAATACATATAAAAACAGTGTCTGCTTCGTAGATAATACTTTTATCTACATCAAACATAGTATCGTACACTATGCACTTTTCATCTTTTAGCAAACCTTTGTGTGTTGCTTTGCCTACATATCCGTAGCCTAAGATTCCAAATTTCATTCAAACGTACTCACTTGACAAGTATGAAACGGAACATTGCTTGCATTTACTCCGTAATGCATTTCATGTCCTGTAAATTTCCACACATCACCAGCTCTCCAGTGTGTGATGTTTTTCTTTTCAAAACCTACATAATGTCCAAATACCCAGTCTTCTAAAAAAATTAAATAACGAAAACAGTCATCTAATTCTACATTATGCTCCTGTCGTAGCGTATAAAAGGTATCTTTATGCGTAGGTAGTATTACATTAGGTAGTATATTAGTCCAGCTTACAGACGCTTGTACAGCGTCTAAGGCGCCTTTAAATTCATCGGCACAGGATAGTTCTTCATTAAAACTTTGTAACAAATGATCTTTATTGTAATATTCTCTATCTAAATGATCAAAGTTTTTGGCAACAAATGGAACAACTCTAGCATACTTGTGGCTGGCTAATTCTTGTTTCCAAAAGTTTTTTATTGTCTTTACGTATTCCGGCATTATTTTGTCTTTCCACTTTTAGGATGCTAAATCCGTTTCTATTTTTATAAAACAGTTTATCTTTAAAGTCTTTATCATCTACCCAAGTTAACTTATTTTTAAATGTATACGACACATCTTCTTTAATTAATGTAGCACCTTCATTACAAACTTCATTTATATTATAGCTGAAATCTCCGGATATGTCAACAACTCTTTCTTTGTTAACAAGATACAGTTCAGAAAATTTAAGTACTTCTTCCACTAGATCGTTTGGTAAGTCTTTTAGATATTCTCTAGCCCATGTTTGTATAGTATCAAGTACTCGCTCTCTATTTTTGTGCCATTCGATTTGATTTAGTACAACAATCACATTATCGTTATCAAATACAACATCACTTTCTGTATTCCAGAAAAAGTCTTTTAATTGATGCTCTTGTTGCTCATATAGCATATTCAAGAACTCATCTTTTTTAATGCAATTTTCAAGCAAGTCTTCATAAAAGTCTAAGTAAGAAATACCTAAGTGATTACGTGCAAATTTTGCTATTCCTTGTGTCCACGCATAATGATGGAAATGTAACACATTCCATGCCCACATCCAACTATCAATATAGTCTTGCCTTGACATAAACTCACTAGCAATAACATAATTGTGCATTTCAGGAATACGTGATATTTGATTAGGCATTACAACTGTAAACTTAAACACTTCGTAATTAAACTCTGTTACTTGTTTTGCAAATCTACTGTTCTTTAAAACTTCTAAAGGATGCACATCAATAAAGAAATGACATCCTGCTTCTATAGCAGCACATAATCCTTCGCGCCAAGTTTGTCTTGTTTCAAAAGGTAATCCTAAAATAAATTCAGTATAGTATGCAACATCTTGCTTGTCACATTCTGCATACATATCTGCTAGTTTAGACATTTCCATATTTTTACGTTCAATAGACTCAAGAGTTTCTTCATTCATACTTTGAACACTTAGCGTAAATCCTTTATTAAGATTTACTTCTTCGAGTATTTTTGCAAGTCCAATCATTTTTGCTGCACTGTTTTTGTACCATGTAGCACTTACATTGTGCGGATAGTCTGTTTCTTTTTTCTTTTTGACTATGTAATCAACTATTTCTTTGTCTCTGTCATAGAATACACCAAAATTAGCATCTGCAATATGTACATATTCGATACCGTTATTAACAATCCAGTCCCATTCTCTGTAAACCTTTGTAAGATCAAATTGTTTAATTTTTGATTGCGTTAAACTTCCCCAATCACAAAAACTACACTTAAAAGGACAACCTCTATTTGTCTCTAAACAAGTTGCCCATTTGATGCCCGGATTGTCATCTACCACTTTTTGTAAAATATCTCCGTCAACAAAAGGACTAGGCAACCCAGCTGGATCTACTCTTTTTACAATTTGATAAATCGGACGTAGATCATCTTTTAAATAATCGTTTAGCAAATGATGCAGACTTACTTCACCTTCATTAATTACAATACTGTCTACAAAAGGATTTGCCATTGTAAAGTTAAACCCTATTTCATCAACCTGCGGACCACCGAATATAATTATACATTCGGGCCATTTATTTTTGATGCGCTTTGCTAATTCTAAATTATAGTTATCATTCCACAAGTAGTGACTAAACAAGCATAACTCAGGATTATCTAATCTAGCTAATACATCTTCAAATTCTTCACGCATAAAAATGCATTCTTGTACTTCAAAGTTATCTTGTATTTCTTTAAACTGATTTACATATGTCCATACAGACGCAACGCTATACGGAAGCCACAGACTAGTATATTGTCCGTGACCCATTTGGTAGTTCACTTGAAATAGGTATACTCGTTTTTTCATTATGGTAGTTTAAAATCCTTAAGACCAGTAAGTTCTATAAGTTCGTGTGTTTGTTGTTTATATTTTTCTGCATATTCAGGAAAGTGATTGTACGGATACCACGGACTATCTAGTAAATTAGAAGGATCATATTGTATTCTATATGCTAATCTGTTAGGATGTCCTGGATCTTTACGTCTATGTAATGTAACACTATTGTCAAATAAACATAAGTCGCTGTCTGATTCATATTTGTGGTCATAAACATATTTTTCTGTAAACAATGCTTCATCGATAATTTTAAAAATCTTATCTGATTCTTGTTTACTCATTCCTTTTATACCTGTTGCAGTATTTGTAGTATAATGTAATCCTTTATTACCTCCTGGACTTGTTAGTACCATAGGAACTTCTGCGCCATCAAATTGACAAAATTCCATTCTAAGAACATGAGCTAAATTAGGATCAGTAAGTTCTCTGTCGTTGATGCCGCCTGGAATATATTCGTGAATTATAACCATTTCGTCTAACTCACTACGGAAACTTTCACTAAATGAATGATATAAATCAACGCTTTGTACAAATCCGGTACTACTGCCTTTCATGTGTTGAAAACCTAATAATGCTACTTCAGGAGCAAAAGTTAATTCGCTCGACTCATTACTATGCCAAAGCAACTCACCATCAGAAAACGCACCTAGTGAATTACCGTCAGCATCTTTTTCTCCACTAACACGAGTAAGAAAGTTTCCACCTTCTGTCTTATCAACAAAATGTCTTTTAAA